CAGGGCCAGGATCCGCACTACTCGACCGGGACGTTGTGCTCGACCAGGATCTCCTGGATCCGGTCGCGGTTGGCTCCGTCGGGCACCGCAACGCCGTGGGCGTGCGCGTACGCCGCCCACGCGTCCGCGCCCGACCCGGGTCCACCCCGCGGCGGCGGACCGACGGGCGGAGCCGCCACGGGCTCGGGTGCCGGTTCCACCGCTTCGATGGCGCCGGTGCGGAGCAGATGGTCGACCTGCTCCGCCGGTACGTCGCCGGGCAGGTCGGCACCCCGCGGGATGTCGATCTGAGCCCGGCCGCCGGGCACGGCCGTTTCCACGGTCACGTACCCGGCGGTTACCCGATAGCTGGCCATCTCAGAAGTACAGGCCGGTGAGCTTGCCGTGGGCCTTCTCGCTGCCGTACGCGAGTCCAACCTCGCCGTAGAGCTGGGTCCGGTCGGTCGCGCCGGTCTTCGCCAACTCCTCCGCGAAGAAGTGGCCCTTGCCCGGCATTTCCAGGAAGACGGGCGCGAGCTGCTCCAGCGAAGCGACCACGAGGGTGCCCTGCGGCATCTGTCGGTCGAGCATCACGTTGAGCACGCCGAAGTCAGTCACCAGGGTGTCCACGTTGACGCCGCCGACGGTCCGGCTGGTTTCCGTGAACTTGCCGGCGTACTCGGCGTAGGCCGCGGAGATCTGCCGCTTGCCGGCTGAGTTGACGACGACGGTTGCGGTCGCCTGCTCGGTGATGCCGCCGTTGTCGTAGACCATCTGCATCAGGTCGCCGAGAAGGGAGACGCTCACGGTCGGCTGCTTGTAGACGCTCGCGGTACCGTCGGCCGAGATCAGCGCCGTGGCGCCGCCCTTGGTCGCGGAGACGGTGAACGTGTCGGCGCTCGGCACGGTGTTGACGTAGAAGTAGCCGTCGACCTGGCCGGTCGAGCCGCTCAGGACGTCGACTCGCACCCGGTTGCCGACCGCCAGCCCGTGCGCGGTCTCCGTGATGACGTCCGTCGCTGCGGTCCACACGGACGCGCCGTCGCCCACCAGGGTCTCGGCGTTGATCGCGTTGGTGGTGATCGCGGCGAGCAGACCCCGGGTCTTCCGTGAGGTGGAGTTGTCGGACGGCTTCTGGTAGGTGCCGTTGATGAAGCTGTAGTTGATGTCACGAACCATCGCCTTCAGCTCCTGCTCGACCTGCCAGTCGAGTTCGTCGCGGACCGGGTTCGCCAGGTCGTTGTTTGTGCCGGACTTCAGCCCGTACGCGGCGAGCTTGGTGTAGCTGACCCCGACCGCGGACTGGTGAATCTGCGCGACGTTAGTCACGTTCGCCCGCACCCGGCCGGTCAGGGCCGGCGCATCCGCACCCTCCAGGATGTCCGGCACGGCTGCGGACCGGAGGTCGAAGGACTGCCACTCGAACTCGGTCGACGTGGTCTGCCGGCCGCCGGTCAGTCCGCCGATCGCGGAGAACAGCGGCGTCTCCGCCGGGGTCAACTGGAACAGGATGCCCGTGTAGTTGGGCAGGTTGTAGGTGGTACCGAGGGCGGAGATTCCGGCCATGGGTTGGTGCTCCTATTCGATGGTGGGACACGGCCCCATGCCGGCCCTTGGGTTACTTCTGTGTTGCGGCGGCCATCTTCTGGCCGTTGAGCCGGATGACCGCCTTGTAGTCGCCGGCCTTCTGTGCGGCCATGATCTGGTCGTCGATCGACGGATCCGGCGGGTTCGGCAGAGCCCCGGGGCGTAGCGCCTCCACTGGGGTGCGGCCCGACGGAACGGCCGGCGGTACGGGCAGGGATGCGATGAAGTCGTCGGCGTCGGCGAGCAGTTCCTCGCGGGTGCCGCCGACGAGCCGCTTAGCCTGTGTCGCGGTGAGACCCTTCTCTGCCGCGACCTCCAGCCGCAGCAGCCGGGTCTCGGCATCCGTGGCGCGTTGCTCCGCCGCCGACTGGGCTTCTGCCGCACGCTGTTCGGCGGTCTTCTGCGCCTCTTCCAGTTCCTTGGCCTTCGCCACGAGCGGCTCGGCTTCGCGGTACTTGGTGCGCCACGACGCGTTCTCGTTGTTCAGCTCGGCGACCTTCCGCCGGGCTTCCTCCGGCCACGACTCCGGACCGGACAGCGATGTGGTCGGCTCTGGCGCCACCGGGGCGACTGGGGCCGGCGTTGGGGTGGGTACGGGCTGTGTCATGCGCACTCCTGGTGCTGGCCGCGTACCTGACGCGGCTGGGTTGGATCAGGACGCCGGACGGCTGTCCCAGTGGCGGCGCCAAGCCCGGATAGCCGTCTTGCCCGACTTCCGTTCGGTGACCTTGCGCCACTGCTCTTGGAGTTCGAGCACCGATTCGGGCTCGTCTTCGTGCTCGTACAGCGGCTCCGCGGTGCACTCGTCGCCATCGTGGGCCGCGAAGCTGACGGACTCCTTGGTGTAGACCGCGCCGCGGGATGCGAGCAGCGCACAGAACGCGCACGGGTCGGCGTCGGTGACCCGGCGCCAGCCGACGATCACGTCGGACTCTCGGACGGTGCCCATCACCGTGTCCCGCTCGCCAGCGAGCACGAGACGGCTACTGGACGCGGTGAGGGTGTTCGCCATCCTGGCCCGCGCCTGGTTGGGGCTGCCGCCGATCGCCATGTTTCGTTTCAGCTCGACCGGGCCGGTGACCCGGAGCGCGGTCATGATCTGCTCGACGTTCGCGGTGGCCCGGACCGGCACCACCGCGCGGCCCTCGAATCGTGCGTGCTCGCGTAGGTACCGGTCGGCAAGCTGCCTGTTGACGGCGAACCCACCCGCGATCAACCGGAGTAGGTCGGCGAGGATCCGCCGAAACCAGGAGTCGATGCCCTCAGCGTCGGCCCGTAGCGCGATCTCTCGCACTCGCCGGCCGATCTCGGCAGCGACCGCAGCGACCTCAGACCGGTGCTGGCTGGTTAGCTGGTTCGCGGCCGGGCTCGGCACCGCTTCCTCCTGGCTGGCTCAGCATCCGCTCAAGCTGGCCGAACGTGTCCGACTCCTGGGCCATCTTCTTCCAGGTCTCAAGGTCCTGGTCGGTGACGTCCGGGATCCGCTCCCACAGAGCCTGGGCAGGTACGCCGAGCAGCGTGGCGAGCTTCCCGAGCGCGTCGGCGACCTGGGCCAGGGACCGCGGGGTGGTGTCGCGCCACCGGACCTGGGAGGAGGTGTCCTTCCAGGCCGCTTCGTCGCCCATCACCTTGCCCGCCAGCCGGAACATCTGCTCCGCCGATTCCCCGTAGCTGGTCTTGTGCTCGGCGATGTCTTGCTGGTGGCCGGATTCCAGGGCGGCGAGAGCCTCAGCGGAGATGTTCGAGACGGCGTTACCGACCACCATCGTGTGGGGCGGGATCTGCCGGTACGACGCCACGTACAGCAGCGTCTTATCCCGGCTGTTCAGGTAGCCGTCAAGGTCGGTCTGGCCGAACTCGCCGAACTTCGTCAGGTCCGACTCCGCCTGGAGCAGTTTGTCGACGGCGATGTTGAACGGCTCGATCGGGTTGCCGTTCTCGTCTTCCTGGATCTCCAGCCCGGTGACGTACTTCTGCTTGAACGCGGAGTAGAACTCCGCCATGCCAAGCCCGTACGTGGTCTGGTTCAACTGCCGCTGCGCCGGCAGCATCTCGTAGACGACGCCTTCGGGGCCGTCGTCGAGTTCGCCGAACGTGTCCATGAACCGCACCAGCGGCGGCAGGCCGACGCCATGCTCACTTACGCGGGCCTTCGACGCGTCGACCGTGATCTCGCCGTAGTACGCGCCGCGGTACCCGGCCGGCGTATAGATCTGGGTAGACAGCACCCCGGACGGTACGTCGATGTCGTACCGGTGGTGGTCGTCGTACACGCTGACCGGGGTGACGACCTGCGTCCCCTCGGGCGTGAAGATGGGTCGGCTGGTGCCGACCGTCATGAAGTAGCGGGCCCACTCGTCGTTGATCGGGTCGTCGTACAGGGCCGTCAGCCGCTTCGGTGACCACGGGGTGATGACCGCCGACTTCTCCCCGTTCAGTTCGCCAGGGACGGCGGTGGCGTACGCGAAGCCGTATTCCAGCGATGCCCGCCACCATCCGGCCTGACGCGCGTCGAGTCGGTTCGGCTGCCACGCCTTGCCCCATACGGCGGCGTTCTTTGACGACCGGCGCGGACGGTAGCCGTCGATGAAGAAGTTGTTCGCCAGCGAACGGATCAGCAGCGGCAGGATGTTGAACCGCGACTGTTCGACGATCTGCCGGTATTCGCGTCGCGCCTTGTCCGGCACGTAAATGTCGATGACCCGGTTTTTGACGTACTCGTGGATCTCGGAGAACCGGCGGGACTCGGCCCGGCGGGCGGCGATCAGGTATTGGGTGACGTTGGCCAGGGTCTTGCTGTCCATCGGTGTAGCCACGGTCACCCCCATCCCACGACACGGCTACGGCGTTTGACTGGCAACTTCCCGCTGTTCAGCACGACCCGGCGGCCCATCCGCGCGCCGACCATGCAGACCGCCAGGTCGACGAGCTTGCTGGAGTCGCGGGTGATCTTCCCGAGGGACACACCCCACTGGTTCGGCCGCCGGCGGGCGTTGTGGACGTGCAGCCTGAGCCCAGCGTCGCCGTCGTGGGTCAACGTGGCGTCGTCCTCAATATCCTTTACGACCTGCATCGCCGACTCGGTGAAGAGCTTGTTCCGCTCCATGCCGCCGCGTTGCGATAGCCGCATGTCGAACAGCACCGAGTGGCCAATGTTCGCGCCCGGCGTGGCCCAAACCGGCAGCTTTTCGCGGAAGTCCCGGTGCCACTGGTCGGCCAGGGCCATCCAGTACAGCGACTCGTCGTCGTCATCGCGGGCCGGACTCGGGTCGACACCGAACCAGGTCACCTCGTAGCGGGACATGGCCTGACGAACCGTGGCGTCGACCTCGTTGCGTGGCGCCAGCCAGCCCTTGCCGCGGTCGCCGTGCGGTCTCTGCCACATGCCGAGGACGAAGACGTGCCCGTCCGATAGTCGGCACCCCACGATGCCCGTCGCGTCCGTGGACTTGGAGCAGTCCAGAAACATCGCGATCTGATCCTTGTCGGCGATCACGACGTCTGGCCGAGAGCACGTCGGCGCGTCGAACTTCTGCGGCTCGACCCACGAGTCCTCAGCCGCAGCAAGCCCGTTCAGGTAATACCGGATGCTGTCGGCGACCGACGTCCGCGGGTCGAGCACCTCGTCGCCGAGTCGCTCCAGGTCCGCCCACGGCGCGTCCGCATATGCGGCGGCGATCCCTGCCGCCCTCGACCGGTCGTTGTACAGGTCCGTGTCCGGCGGGGCCTCGATGCTGTCGTAGAGGATGTCTTGCCGCTTCGCCCGGCCCGACACCTGCGCCTGCCACGCGTTGTACGACTGCTCGCCGGAGGAATCCGTCCCGGGCGAGCAGTCGTACAACGCGTGGCACACGCGTGCCTGCAACTCGGCAGGACTCTTGCCGACGTTCCGCCGGGCCACAGCAGCCACCCGGTGACCGCCGGACGATTCGGTCATGTGATGCGACTCGTTCAGCATGATTGCCGTAGCCGGGTCGCCCTCGGACGACTTCTCCGACGCGGTCAGGATCTCCAGCCGGCCGCCGCCCTCGACGATCGTCCGCGTCTCGCCGCAGTCGATGCCGAAGTACTCGCGGGTCTCTCGCGGCAGGAGCGCGTTCGCGATCCGGAGCACATCCTTGCTCTGCGCTTCGGAGTTGCTGGCCACCTGCACCAGTGGCATCCGGTGCCGTTCCCCAACCCATCGGCCGTCCCGGTAGACGAGGTGCGTCGGCCCGATCAGTTCAGCGTCGCACCAGCTGGCCCCGAATGGGTCCTTGCCGGTGCCCTTCGCACCCCGGCGTACACCGGATCGGTACCGCCACCGGCCGGTGAGCGGATCGAACGCGTACCAGAGGATCAGGAACCGCTTCTGTCCCGGCGTGTACCGCCAATGCTCACCGGTCAGGTAGTGGATGAGCCCGGGCTCGCCGGTCTCCTCGTACGAGCGCCACTCGGCCCAGTCGATGACCTGCGGGCCGATCGAGGAACCGATCAGCTCTGCTTTCTCGTCCGGGTCGTCGGGCCACGGCAGCGACACCCATGCTCCGGTGTCGAACCATGGATCGATCCGATACCCGGGCGGGAGCTCGACGTCAGAGAGCGCGGTAGTCGTCAAGGTTGGCCACCTTGGCGCTGCTCTCTGGCTTCGCCGGCTTCCGGTTGATCTCCATCTTCACCCGGCGGCGTTCGCCCTCGGTCGTCAGCAGATCCCCCATCGCCGTCCAGATGGCGGCGAACAGGGTCGCGGACACCTTCTGCCGCAGTGCCCGGGAGAGTTCGTGGGCGAGCAGCCGGGCGGCCTGCCAGTCGGACGGCTCGTAGAACTTCGCCTGCCCCGACTCGGCAAGGGACTCGTACCAGTCGACGGCGATTTGGTGCCACGTCTTGTCCGCCGGAGGAATCTCGACCTTGCCTGCCATCTCGACCGATGTGACCGCAGCCTTCTCGGCTTTCGTCATGTGGCCGAGTCGGTTCTCGGTCCGTTTGGGGACGGGTCCGCGTACTCCCACGACCCACCCCCTCGGCGTCACAACCTCGCGAGTACGCCGGACAGGTCGGCGAGTGTGTTCGTCTTCGACCAGCGTTTGCCGGTGACGGTGATGTACCTGCCGGTGCCGTACGCCTCTACCGGAACGCCGTCGACCTTTGTCCGCCGGCCGGCGGGGAGGTGACCGCGGCCCCAGACGTGGAGCCCATGACCGGACGGCGATATCTCGATGTACGTGTCCGGCAGGGAGCGCAGCAGCTGGGCGACCGCCGGGTCGAGGTTCTTGCCGCTGATGCAGTGGTCCAGGTCGAGACAGACGATCCCGTCACCGTTGAGAACGAACCCGATCCCGACCCCAGATGTGGACCGCTTCACCTCGGCATGGGTGGACCAGGTGGTGGAGTCGGTGCTCGACGCGGCCTTGCCGGCGGTCGTCAGCGGGGCCTTCCGGGCCGAGTGCCGGACCCACCGCTCACGAGACGTGAGCGGCTTCGGGATCGTGTGCGCTCGGTGGCGGGCGACCCGGCAGCGGGTGGAGCAGGTCTTGGCGTGCCGGCGAACGACGAGCGGCATCGGACCGCCACAGTGCTCGCACCTCGTCGCCATGCCCACCAGCCTAGCCGGTGTAACACTTTCGGCGCTACCGCCAGGGAAGATGCCACCCCACCCCGAAACCGGTGGCCGCTACGGACAGTGATGCTCGCAGGTAGCCCCGATGATCGAAACCCAGGAGCACCGTCAGGCGCT